CACTGCGGCGTTCGGTTCCTCCGCCCGCCATGGGATCGTCCGGCAGGTTCAAAAAACGCAGATCACCCGTGGCGGGGGTGGCGTCAACTTCATCCATCCGGCCGACCCGGGGGCTCATACCAACGGTCACAATAAATGACCCATTTGATGGATAAGATTTGCCCCTTGGCTAGGCGCGTCGTGCGGCGCGATGCGGTGCATCGGGCAAGCGGCGCAACGACGCCAGGGGGCAAATATTATCCACCACAGGCCGGTTCTCCTTGGCTTTTGGATGTCGTTGCGACCATCTCATGGTACCCGTACCACTTCGATGATCGCGTCTAACCAAAAGCCAAGGAGAACCGGTCAAATGGGTCATTTATTATGACCGTTGGTATCAGCGTCGATCCGCTCCCCAGGGTTCGGATCCAATCGGCGGGCGCTTCGGCGTCTCCGAGCCACGGCGAAGCGCGGGTTGCCACTGGCTCCCGTGTCCCGGCCGCGCCTTGTCGCTGCATTTTACGCCGATGGAAATCGGTTCTTCGCCGTTCCCGCCGCCACGTTGCGTCCGCCCGTTGATCGTTGGATCCGGATCGGCCCGGCTGCGCCGCACTCCACGCCCCTTCCGGATGAATTCCGCTTGGAACCCGCCCGTTTCCATGACTTTGCACGGCCTCGAGATCCGACAAATTCCCCTGATTACGGCTCAAGCCAGCTGTTCTTTTCGCGAAAGCCATCCGCGATCACCTCCTTTCCGGGAATAAAAACGAAAACGCGGCCGTTCATCGCCCGAACCGAGGCCAATGGCTTTGCCGACTTGGCAGACCTTCGAAACTTCGGCCGGCAAGACCGCCAATCAGAGGTGGCCGGACCGAAGCGGATGTTCCCGGCGGGTTGCGCCGCCCACGGCCAGTGTCAGCGCCGCTTCGGCTTATTGCGGGCGACTATTCATGGGGAGGAGCGCGGCCGAGTTCCCAATCCTGGCGCCGCCTGTTCGGGTCCCGAGCAATCCGAATTTCGCAGGCGTATCTCGAAATGCCCGCCGACGAGCGCCGCCCCGGCTGCGTCGCCTCACCTGAAAAGCCGGAAAAATTTATCGGGCAGATCCGCCTTCGAACCCGTGCGCCATGGCGACGAGAATAATCATGCCAAATGTGCTTTCGACAGGCCCGACGGGCTTTGCCGCGGAAGGTTCATTCGGATATTGGCGATGGCTCGCAAGGCCCGGCTCTACCCCCCGGATCCGGCTCCCCCCGTGGCAGCAGTCGATGCTTTCTTGGCCAGACCGGTGATGAAGTCGGCAACCTTGAACCCGGTGTCCAACGCTCTCGCGGATCCTTGCGTCCGGGCTTCCGCCTGGTTGCGGAGCGATCCGGCATAGTGCGAGCCCAGCGCTTGCCGCAGATCGATTTCCTGCCCGGCCGCGTTCAGTGTGGTATTGCCGAGTTGCGTGCCGAGCCCGGCTTGCAGGCCCGCGATTTGCGTTCCGGTTCCGCTGGTCAGGGCCGCGATGCGGTCGGCGGTGGACTGGGCCGTCTGCGCCGCGTTCTGGCCGGTGCCATACCTGTAGCCGGCCTCTTGCCCGAACGTGCCGCCGATCGCGTTCGCCGCGTTCGAATAGCCGGCCGCCGCCGCGCCTTCGGCGCCGATCTGCCGGTCGGTCAGGCCGTATAGCCGGTCAAGAAAGCCGTCGGTTTTCGAATTGGCGTAATTCTGCCCGAAGAGCAGAGTGTCACGATCGATATTTCCACCGGCGATTTCGCCGCCGCCGCGCGCCGCCCGCGCCCGGTTGATGGTTTCGATACCCTGTTCAAGTTCGAAACTGTTTCCCAGACTGTTGCGGAACGCGCCCTTTGCGCGGGCCAGACCGTCCTTGCCATTGATGCCGAGCGCATCCACGAGCAGATCGGATCCCGGCGCAAATTTGCTCGACAGAGAGTTCAGGCCGTCATAAGCGCTGCCGGCCCGCCCGTATGCCTCCCGCGCCTGACCGAGCGCGCCTTGCGCCCCGGTCAGACCTTGGCGGAGATGATCGAGCGCCTGGGACCCGCCGCCGCGAAGGACATTGCCGCCGGCGTCCCTTGTGCTCGTGAGCGTGCCGATCGCCTGATCGGTACCGGCGCTGAAATCCTTTCGCGCATTGGCCACGCCGGTCTTCAGCGTGTCGATATTGTCATCGTAAAACTGGCCGGTGATGCCGCGCGCGGCCTTTTCGGCGCGCGCCTGACCGCTGCCGGTGAAAAGATCTTTGAATGCCATTTATCGCCTCATAAGGGTGTAGCCGACCGTGACGCTGGTCGAGCCGGATGCATGGATCGTGAATCCGGTTTGCGATCGGGAGGTGGTCCAGAATGTCTTGTTTTCCGACGCGTCGATCAGCACGGTGTAGTCAGCGTCGGGGAGAGGAACCGCCAATGTCACGGCGATTGTCGTTCCGCCATTGAATGTCGCGATCCCCGATATCGCGGAACGCGCCAGCAGCGCGCGAAAGAACCGCCGCCAGGGCTGCGTTCCGATCGGTTCCGCGTCATTCGGAAGAATCGGGTTTTGCGTGGTCATGGCGCGAAGCTTTCAAGTTGCGCATCGCCGCCCATGAAACCGGCGTGGACCGGGTCGGAAATCTCAAGCCTCACCTGCAAACCCTTGGAATTGGAAAGCCCGGTATTGCCGATGCTGACCAGCGCGTCGGTGTCGCCTTCCCGGCCCAGTTCGCGATGCACGGGATTGCCGAAAGTCGCGCCGCCGTCCCGGGACCAGGAGATCGCTACCCTGGGAGCCGTCTCGATCGGGTCCGCGCCCGCCGCGACACCGACGCCTGCCGTGAACCGGAACCAGGATCGAACGGCATTGATCCGGTTGGGGAAGGCGGTCAAAATCCCGCTATAGAGCGTGTAGACAAGCGGTTCATCGCGTTCATAGCCATAGCCCGCGACCACTTCCAGCAAGTCGCCCGTAGCCGCGTCGCCGATGATCCACTTGTCGAACATGCGGATGGAGCGCCGGCCGCGCCAATCGTTGCGCCCGTAGGATTTCCGCTCGTTCCAAAGTCCGGTCGAAAGGTTGTATTCCCATGTCCAGGAGCCCGGATTGGTCAAAGTCCAGAAGGAATAGCCCTCGGCGACATACACGGACGCGACCAGCGGCGCGCGGTCAACAACCGCCTCCAGGGCGCGCGAAACGTCCGGGGTGGATATGGGAACCGGCGTATAGCCTTCCATGCGGTAAACCCGATTGTCCGCCCCGGCAAAGATCAGCGCATCGGACCAGCCGCTTTGATCGCCGGCAATGGCGTGCGTGCCGGCAAGGCCGACCGACTTTTCAATCTGCGCATATTCCAGCGGAAACGGTGATGCGCCGACATCCTGATAGACGCGGAATCCCCAATCCCCGAAAGCATAGATCTCATTGCCGTATTCGATGACCCTGAGAAGCGAGCCTTTCGGAACGGCGACGTAGGAATTGGTGTCGACCGAGACATTGTTGAGGCCGGTCGCCCAGATCTGCCCGCCTGCCGTGGAAAAGATCATGTAGCCGTTGACATAAGCCACGGAATTCGGGCTCGGCAGATCGCCATCGGCGAAGCCGGAAGGCGCGGCCGAAGGGTACAGATTGAACGCCCCGTTTTCCGTGACGCACACCGTGTTGGGCGTTGAAGCGACGTTCTGCGCCACCGTGACGGGTTGCGACCCGGCCAGCGGGCCGCGCAATTCGCCGGCCAATGCACCGCCGGATTCCACCACGGAATAGACCTGCCCTTCCACGGCATAGAGCAGCACATTGCCCACCGCGACAAAGCCGCGACAGCCGGAATAAGCGGTATTCTCGACAACCCGTCTGAGACCGGCCGCGCGATGCCAGATGACCGGGTTGGCCGGCGCGCCCTGCACTTCGCTGGCATAGCAATTGATGAGCCGGCCGCCGGTTTCCTGCGCCCGCCGGCCGGAGGTCGACATGGCTGGAAACGCAATCACGGCCATTTCGAACCTGCCTCGCGAATGGTCTGCAACGCCAGTTCCAACCGCGCTTCATTGCGCAGCAAAGGCTGGTTTTGAATGCGGCGCAGCCGGCCTTCCTGATGTTCGGCCAGCGCCAGGTTCTTCGGCCGGCCGGCCAGCGCCGGCGCCAGATCCTCGGCCAGCAGGACGGCGAGCGGATAGAGCACCGCGTCGGAAAAGGCATAGGGATTGGACGCCGAATAGATCTGAAGAAAGCGCAGCCGCTCCAGCAATTGCGGAATCGCCGCCAGGGCTTCGGAAGTATCCTCCGCGCTTGCCGATTGTCCTTCGCCGATCAGGCGCAATTCCATCAGCGCCCGCCGGGCCAGTGCCTCGCGATTATGCGCCATGATCCTCTGCCTCCTTGATGAGCCTGGTGAGTTTGCGAAGTCCGGCATTGGGATGATGGGCGATCCCCAAAGCCGCCGCGCGGGCGCGCAGGGCATCAAGGGTCGGGCCGGAATTGCCCTGCGATGCCGTGCGCGATCGCGCGGCACCGGAGATCCTGCCGCCGAGGGCGTCGGTGGCGGAAGGGCCGCCGTCCCGGACCGGACTGTCCGTCCAGCCTTCGTCCGGGGGCACGGCATTGCGGTCCGCGAAGCACCTGGCTTCGCCGTCCCGGTACATCCAGACACGGGTGTCGTTCATGATTTTTCCTGATGGTTGGGGCACGCGTGGCCGGCCGAGCCGCCCCGCGACGGAGAAAATTCGAACACGCAGTGTTCGCAAGCCCGACCGGGCGCCGGGCGGTCAGCCCGCCCCCTCGGAGGCCTTCGGCCGTGAGAGAGAAAAACCCGAGCGCACAGCGCTCGCAAGCCCGACCGGGCGCCGGGCGGTCAGCCCGCCCCCTCGGAGGCCCTCGGCCGCGAGAGAGAAAAACCCGGGCGCGTAGCGCCCGCAAGCCCGACCGGGCGCCGGGCGGTCAGCCCGCCCCTCGGAGGCCCTCGGCCGTGAGAGAAAAAACCGAGCGCTACGCGGTCAGGCGGCAGGCCAGATCCGGATAGATCGCTTTCCAGCCGTACAGCACGTCCATCCGGATGATCTCGTCATCGGTGGCGATGTCGTAATCCTTGACGACGCGGATCGAGAGGCCGTTATGGGATTCCCGCGATTTCCACGGCGCTCCGTCCGGCATTTCCAGCGGGCAGGTCACCAGCGCGAAGGCGTTCTTGTGAAATCCGAGATTTTGCGGATAGGCGGTGGATGCGGCGCCGACGACGGTGATCGCCGCATTGTCGGCGGGCGCGGCGTCGACCGTCTGGTAGGGCCCCGATGCGATGATCGCCGGGGATATCGACAGGGTCGCATTGCCGGAACCGTCGGACGTCACATCGGCGCCGACGACGAATTGCTGTGGATAGGGCAGAACGGTCTTGCCGGTCGTCCCCTCGCCGGGCACCGGGTTGACGGCGAACACGCCGGCAATGGTGAACACGTCGCCTTGCTTCAGGACCGGGGATGAGGCGGACCACCCGTCGGTCACCAGGCTTTGCGAATTGGTGTTTTTCGACGCCGCATAGGTGACGTTCTGGGACGCGCCGTTGACCACCGGCGTGCCCGCCTTGGTTCCGACCCGGTGGGATTTGACGTTTTGCGCCGAAAACGCGTCCATGGCCGCGATCCGGCCGATCTGGGCCTGCTCGTAGGCGGTCTTAATCATCCCCGGATTCTGCAACCCGACCTGGTCGCCGGCGATCTTGTAATGGGCCGCCGGGTTGAGCGCCAGGTAGCGATGCTCGGAGGGAACCGCCATCTCGTCCATCCGCTGCGCCACCGGCGAGACTTCCCCATAGGCGCCGGGCACCGTTCCGGGCGTGCCGACCAGGTTCCAGACGGATTTATAGAGATCGTAGCCCTTGGCGTCGATGGTCTGGGCCAGGGTGATCGCCGCCGGCTTGATGTAGCGCTCCGAATAATCCTCGATGGTCAGGGTCAG